TCTCATATCCTCCTTAAAATATATTTGATTTTATTAGAATCAAATATATTTTGTATCCAGAGGAGCCAGACAACGCGCAGAACAAGCGGCTAGATGAGCTGGACAAGCGCACCGCAGCCCTCGAATCCTGCGGCTTTGTTGTAGTAAACGGCAAAGTCTGCATGAAATATGTTAAATCCTGAAAGGAGCAAAACACATGGCTGAAACTATGGTAACCGATCCGGTCTATCTGGATCAGACCGCAAAAGACAACGGCAGAAAGCTTGACCAGATGACCGCCGCCCTGCTGGGTATGTCCAGCTCGCTGGGCGTGATCGCGCGGGCACAGACCGGCGTGGTGGAGGAGATGGACTATAACGGCATCAAGGCCGTAGTGGCCGCCGGTAACGCACCGGCGGTTTTCCCGGTTGGCACGCAGCTGGTCAACACCTACACCGGCAAGGACGGCAAAGCCTACGACTGCCCGTGGGACGTGGTAAAGGCGGACGATATCGCCGAGGGCGAGACCGGCACCACCGCACCCGCAATGGTGATGCAGATGCACTACGCGTCTCTGGAGGATATCCAGTTTTCTGCGTATCAGGCTTTTTATGTGGTGCAAGAATCTGGCCTTGCTGCTGGTACTTACAACGTCAAGATGGGGCTGGACTGGGGCACCAACGTCAAGACCGGCACCGTCTACCAGTTCACGCTGACCAAAAACGCCCCCGCAGGCGCACGCCTGACCGGCTTCTACAACGCCCCGGATACCGCACCCACCAACTGGAAGGTCTACGTCTATAAGGATCAGAACAAGTCTGAACTTCTGGAGACCTGCAACGTCTCTGCTGGCAGCGCGGGCATGAATCTTGGCACGTTTTTGGCTAAGCCCAACGGCAAGCTGAACGGCTTGCATTCGGTTGGCTACGGTGACAACCGGTGGTATAAGTCCGCATACCGCCAGTACCTCAACAGCGATGCCCCCGCTGGTGCGTGGTGGCAGCCGCAAGATGAGTGGGACATGAAGCCCGATCAGGCAGACACCGTGCCCGGCTTCCTTGCTGGCTTCTCGGACGACTTCAAGAACGCACTGACCCGCGTAAAGGCTGTGACCTACGGCAACAACGTCACGGATGACGGCAGCGCTGCGGTGACCTATGACAAGATTTTCCTGCCCTCGCTGGAGGAGATCTACTGTTCTCCGCAGGTCAGTGGCGAGGGCACCTACTGGCCGTACTGGAAGGAGCGCACCGGCGCAAAGACCCCGCAGGCTCTGTTTAAGACCTATCCGATGCGCATCACCCGCGATCTGGCACGGCGTACTGTGGGCAGAAATGTGCGGCTGCGCTCTGCGGATCGTGGCTCCGGTAACTATGCCTTCTCCGTGGACTCCATCGGCTACGTCCGCTACTGGAGCGCGTTCAACGCGAATCACTGCGCCCCGGCTTGCAAAATGACCACATTAGGATAAGGAGGATACCGTGGAAATTATTCACAACACCGGAAGCATTAAGACCCGGCAGGAAGAAGAAAATCGGGACGCGAGTTTGGCACAGATCGCGTCTATGGTGGATTTTCTGTGCGTTCTAAACGATGTGCCTATTGAGGACGAGGCCGCAGGCGAGGAGGGCATGAGCCATGAGTGATAAGCACAGCACGATCTACTACAAGGCGAAAGACGAGTACGAGGCAGGCCTCTGGTCTAAGGCCATGCTGCGCATCCTTGTGCAGCGCAAGCCCCAGCGCCTGACCGCAGCGGAGTATGAAGAGATCACCGGCGAAAAGTATTAAGGAGCAGAGTATGAGACCTATCATGGACGTTTCCCGCTGGCAGGGGCGTATCGACTGGGACAAGGTCAAGGCAAGCGGACTTGTCTCCGGCGTGATGCTGCGTGCACTGGGCAACAGTGCCAAAGACGCACCCAGCAAGCCGTACATCGACCCCTATTTCGCCCGCAACTACGCCGAGTGCCAGCGACTTGGCATCCCCTGCGGCGTGTACTACTACTGCAAGGCGGTCAATACGGCAGAGGCAGACGCAGAGCTTGCCCTGCTGCGCAAGGCGCTGACCGGCAAGACGGTGCAGTTGCCTGTTGCGGTGGACATTGAGGACAGCTATGTGCAAGCACCGCTTGACAAGCAGACCCTGACGGACATTGCGGCGCACTGCCTGAGCGTGGTGGAGAGCTGGGGCTTTTACGCCATGCTGTACACCGGGCTGTATTTTGGGCAGAACAGCCTTTACATGGGCGGCGCGGCGCTGAAAAAGTACGATGTGTGGCTGGCAGCCTACCGCAGTAAAAAGCCTGCGCCGGAATGGAGCTTTGGGATGTGGCAGTACACCAGCAAGGGCAAGATTCCCGGCGTTGTAGACGCGATACCGGGCAAAATTTCCGGCGTGGACTTGTCTGTGCCCTACAAGGACTACGCTAAAATCATTGCAAAGAAGGGCCTGACCCGTCTTCGGGAGGGCAAATGACCGAAAAAGAAGCTTTGCTGTGGGTGCTGGGCATCTTGGGCAGCCTGTGTGCTGCAGCTATCACCATCGACAAGGTGCTGGAAATCATCCATAAGTACATCAAGAAGGCACAGGAGCCGGACAACGCGCAGAACAAGAGGCTGGATGAGCTGGACAAGCGCGTCGGCACCTTGGAACAGGGGCAGCTCCAACACACGCAGGCCCTTGCAAGAGACCTCCGGCGATTTGACGGCATTGACGAAGAAATGCGACTTGTCCTCGTTGGCGTGCAGAACCTTTTGGATGCGCAACTATCCGGCAACAACCGGGAAGGTATGCAAAAAAGCAAGACCGACATTAACAATTACCTGCTGAAAGGAGTAACCAATCATGGAAGCAATCCTTAATACCATTCTCACCCCGCTGCCCGCATGGCTGGCGCTGGTACTCATCATTGTGGGCGCTGTGTCGCTTGCGTTGGGGCTTATCCGTCTGGGCTACGGCGCAGCGGTCAAGACGCTGGTGCTTGACCTCATCGACCAAGCAGAGCGCGAGATTCAGGGCACCAAGCGCGGCGCAGAGCGCAAGTCATGGTGCGTCAGGATGCTGCGCACCTATCTGAACAACAGCCGGTGGGGCAAGCTGGTCAGCTGGGCTATTACCGAAGAGACTATGAGCAAGGTCATTCAGTTTTTCTTTGACCGCGCAAGGGCAGCCCTGCAAAAGCAGTAAGGAGGATATCATGGCAAGCACTACATACGGACGTTTTCGTGACCTCACGAAAACATACCATCTCGGCAACGCCAACGAAATGGTGACGTTTTGTCACCGGTTTGCCGTCATTGGCAATATGGTGCGCAACGCCGGACAGCTGCCGCAGCCCTTCTGGCTCGGTGCTGCCTGTGGCGGCGGCTCGTGTAGTGCTGCCCGCTGCGCTGCAAGGACTTGACCGACAGCAGATTATTGCCGCCATCAAAACCGCACCGCTTGGGAGGGTAGACCGTAAGATAGCTCTTTTGCGGTACGTTGAGCGGCTCCCTCTGCCGGACATTGCAGCGCAGACACATTACAGCCGGACGGCGATAGGCTACCGGCTGAAAAGCATTGAAAAAATGCTGAATGTGTGATATACTGTTTATACCGTCCGAAGTAGAGTACACACACTTCGGAGAAATGTGTACAGAGAGCCAGCGGAAGAACGTTTACCCGCTGGCTTTTCTTTTTGCACGGATTGTAGTATAATAATCTTAATTGGGTGCGATTTCTCACGAAACGCATTGAAGCGGCAGGCTTTCAGGTCTGCCGCTTTTCTTTTTGCACGATTTGTGGTACAATATCCATGTCAAGTAAATCTTAAATTGCGCTGAACAAAGGATAAGCCTTTCAGGGGCTGCTACATGTGGCAGCCCTGATTATCGGTGATGATGCCAACCGGATGGTGTGCAAGCCGACGTTAAAACATCCCCTGCTTTGCCGAAGCCCTGCGTTTCACGCGGGGTACTTTGTAGGCAAAGTGGGGGGATTTTGTTTTATTCGCACTAGTTTTGTCGAAAGGCTTGCCGTGGAAGCTGAAACGTGATATTTTATTTTTGCTTCCAATGTGAAGCCCTTAACAGTTAAGCGCTCATGCGGATTTTTCCGTGTGGGCGCTTTTCTTTTTTTGTCCTTCGTTTGACGCTCGTTGTCTCTCCCGGTGTGGCATTCTGGTATGATAACCGCAAAAGGAGGGGCGCTCATGTGGCACAAGTTCAACCCAAACCCGCGCGGCAGCAGCGTCGGAGACTGTGCAGTGCGAGCCGTTGCAGCTGCCACCGGGCAAAGCTGGGAGCAGGCGTATGTAGGGCTTGCCATGATGGGCTACGCGTTGGGCGATATGCCAAGCGCTAACCGCACATGGGGTGCGTACCTCCAGAAGCACGGATTCAAGCGCAGGCTTGTCGATGCGGACTGCTCCACCTGCTACACCGTGGAGGATTTCGCAAGGGAGTGCCCGCACGGAATCTACGTTCTGGGATGCTCTGGCCACGTTCTGGCTGTGGTCAACGGCGAGTGGTGGGACAGCTGGGACAGCGGAAGAGAGTGCCCGATCTACTACTGGTATAAGGAGGACTAAGCGATGCCGATTTATAACGGATACACGCAGACGTACTACCAACAGCCACAGGGGCAGTTGGAACAACTCCGGGCGGCGCAATACCAGCCTCAGCCTGTCATGATGCCGACAATGCAGGCACAGGCCGCGCCGGCTGACAGCGGCTTTATCTGGGTGCAGGGCGAGGCTGCAGCGCGTGGCTATTTGGTTGCAAACGGAAGCCGGGTGCTTTTGCTTGATGCAGATGCCGACACATTTTACATAAAAGAGGTAGGGCAGGACGGCAGGCCGTTCCCTCTGCGCATCTACGACTACAAAGAACGATCAAGCACCCCCAAAGCGTCGATTGCGGCCACGCAGGCCGCAGGCGGTGAGTATGTCACTCGTAAAGAGTTTGACGCGCTAGCGGCAAAGTTGGCGGCGCTGGAAAAGCAAGAAGTACCAGAGCCAAAACAGGAGGGTTAAGCAATGGGCAGCAGCTTGTATAATTCGATGGGCCGACAGACCCAGAACCCTATTGGCGGGCAGTTTCAACAGTTTATGGGCCAGATGCAGGGCAAGAACCCGCAGGAGATGATAAACCAGATGCTCACCTCCGGCCAGCTCTCACAGCAGCAGCTCAACGCCATTCAGCAGCGGGCACAGCAGATTGCCCCGATGCTTAACGGCATGAAAAATATGTTTGGATTCTAAAATGCGGCCGCATTTAGAATAAATGTTTCAAAAAACACGAAAGGAGCAAGATTATGTCTTTATCTTCCGATAGCGCAGTCCTGACCATGCCGGTGCAGCCTGCCAACAACAGCTATAACAATGGTTGTAATGGCTGGGGCGGCGACTGGATGGGCTGGATTGTCCTCTTTCTGATTTTCGGTATGTTCGGCTGGGGCGGCATGGGCGGCTTTGGCTGGGGCGGCGGTATGGGCATGGGTGGCGCATCGCCTTACATGACCAGCGCAGTTACGCAGGCAGACCTGCAGCGCGGTTTCGACAACCAGAGCGTCATGAACAAGCTGAACGGGCTGGAAAGCGGCCTGTGTGATGGCTTCTATGCCATGAACACCGGGATGCTTCAGGGTTTCAACGGCGTGCAGCAGGGCCTGAATGGTGTCACCAACGCCATGCAGCAGGGATTCAACAGCACCAACGTTGCGCTGATGCAGGGGCAGAATGCTCTGGCTACACAGCTGGCAGACTGCTGCTGCAAGACCCAGACCGCCATTCAGGGAGTCAACTACAATTTGGCCACTCAGGAGTGCGACACCCGGAACCAGATGCAGCATGGATTCTGCGCAACGCAGAACACCATGAACAACAACACCCGGGACATTATCGAGAATCAGAACAGCAACACCCGCGCGGTGCTCGACTTCCTGACCAATGATAAGATCGCCACCCTGCAGAGCGAGAACAACGAGCTGCGCCGGGCTGCTTCTCAGGATCGCCAGAGCGCGTTCCTGACCACCGCGATGAACGCGCAGACCAACCAGATTATCGGGACTCTGCAGCAGAAAGCTCCCGTGCCTGCCTATCAGGTGCCCAACCCCAACGCCATTTACTATGGCTGTGGTACCGGCTGCGGCAGCTGCGCATAACCAAATAACGGCAACTGACTACAATCTGTAGTCTGTTCAGCCCCTGAGCTGATTTTGCAAACCAGAGCGCCGGGGCAGTAGTCCCGGCGTTTTTATTATGAAAGGAGCCGATAAAATGGCTGAATTTACATCTACCACGATCCAGACCGTGGCAGCCGGTCAGAATCTTCCCTTGACTGAAACCGCGGTGAAGGGAACGAACTGCATCGTGCACCGCGAAGGTGCTGGCAATGTGACGCTGCGCGGGCTTACAAACCAGTGCAAGGCCGTATTCAGAGTGAGTTTTGGCGGCAACATCGCCATCCCTACCGGCGGCACTGTGGGCGCTATCTCTGTGGCGCTGGCTGTTGGCGGAGAGGCGCTCAACAGCGCAACCGCAATTGTTACCCCCGCGGCAGTGGATCAGTACAGCAACGTCTTTACGGCGGTGTTCGTGGAAGTCCCCCGGGGCTGCTGCGTTACTGTGGCGCTCAAAAACACTAGCACGCAGGCAATCAGCATTGCAAACAGCAATCTGATCGTTGAGCGGGTAGCATAAGGAAAGGAGTACAACATGAGTAAGAATCTCTATGATCTGCGTGAAATGCTCTGCGAGGAGCTGGACGAGTACAACCGCGATGCAAAGAACGGGCTGAACGAGCGCACGCTGGACACCGTGCACAAGCTGACCGACACCATCAAGAACATCGACAAGATCATGATGCTGGAGGACGGCGATTATAGCCGCGCCGGTGAGTGGGAAGCTGATATGCGCGGAAACTACGGGCGTACCGAAAACTACAACCGTGGCAACAGCTACGCAAACCGTGGGCGGCATTATGTGCGCGGGCACTACTCTCGCGGCGATGGCAGGGAGCGCATGATCTCTGACATCGAGACTATAATGCAGGACGCCACCGGCGCAGAGCGCGATGCCTACAAGCGGGCAGCTGACATCTTACGCAACGCATAAGAAAGGGGGCGGCAGGCATGGACATTGACGAGATCAACACCCATATTCACAAGCTGAAATGCGGTTCGACGGACTGGCAGAGCGTGGAGAAGCTTGCTGCCCTCTGCACTGTGCGGGACGAGCTGGAAGAAGCACACGCACCTGAAACGCAGACCCAGGTATTGCCGCCCGCGCCTTATGCGGCGCCGTACTCCACAGCAGCGGAACCACAAAGCGACTTTGTGGCGGCTGCCAGCTCTGTTCCTTTCGGCGGTCTGATGCAGGTGCTCGACAGACACATGAACGCAATAAAGCTGGTGTACCCGAAAGAGTATGAGCTAGTAATGCGGAAGATCGTCTCTTTGTCTGAGTGACGATGCCCAATAGGCTGGAGGCACAGGGAAAGTAAGTCGCCCAGCCAAAAAAAGCCATACATAGCAGCAGCCCCGGGGATCCTGACGGTTCCTCGGGGCTGTTTTTGCGTTTATAAAGCTGTTTTTCAGCGGTGTGTTACCAAAAATGTTACCATGATAAAGAAAAGGACGTCAATTCTCAACGAAATGACGTCCTTTTTACATGGAGCGGGTAATGGGAATCGAACAATTAAAAATGATTGATTGTCGTCAAAAATGTATCTGAGATGCATGAAAGAACGTAGAAATAATGCGGCTTTGTTGGGTTATGTCCGATTTGTTTTTTGACATTTAGAAAAAAGAACGTTACCAAATGTGTTACCAGAATCACCCTTGAGCCTTCCTGAATGCAGCGGTGGTCGCGGCTGCCAAATCTTCGCGCTGGCCCTGCAGCTCGTGCCGGTAGGTTCCTGCAGTGTCCATGTTCCGGCTGTGGCCTACAAGCATTTTCAGTTGGCTGTCAGTCAGCACACCGGATTCAATGCTGACAAATGTGTGACGCAGTTCATACAGCGTTACCATTGGATCTATGTTGTTGGATTTCTGGTACTTTTCCCAGCGCTTCACAAGAGACCGCTGGCATGGGATCTGGAACAAGGGTGTGTTGTAGTTCAACTGTACGCCTGTTGCTTTCAGGTGTGCCACCTGAGCTTCATACGCTTCTCGTGCTTCCTTACCCATGTCAAAAGAGCGCACCGCATTCTGGTTTTTGCCGGTGGTCACTTCGCCCTGCACATTGATGCTGCGGCGCAAATTGACCGTGTTCCCCTTTATGTCACCATACCACAGGCCGACCAACTCACCGGGTCGCACGCCGGTTGATACAGCAAAACGGTAGGCATAGATATAATCATCAAAAATTCTTTTATGGTACCACAAGCGGGTGTCAACGTCAAAAAGTGTTTTCAGCGCGTTGGGCTGCAAAATGGTCTTTTCTGCAAACCTTGCGTTCTTAGGAATGGATAACTCCGGGAACAGGGTGGTGTACCGATTTTTCCTGCACCACTTGACAAAGCTGGTTTCGGTTGACCGAATCGTCATAAGGGTTTTGCGGCTCAGAGGTTTATTACTCGTGCGCTTTCCCCCTTTTTTGAGACAGCGCTTTTTGAAAGACATATCAATTGCCTTTTGCAGATCGCCCTCGGTCAGCTCGTCAATGCGAATGTTCCCACACACCGGGAGTATGTAGTATTCGCCGTATTTGTCGCACTGGGTCACATAGGATGTGCCACAGGTGAGCTTCAGCTCTTCTACCCACTCTGAATAGAGTGCAGCCACCTTCTTCCTGCCGTCCCGAATGCTATCATCAAGCCATGCGTCCGCTTTTGCGTTTGCTTCCCGTTGTCCTGTCCGGCCCGGCGTGCTACTGTAAAACCGCTTGCGGGTGCCGTTCTTCTGAACCGCGATGCACCAGCGCTTTTCCTTTTCCACCCAAAATGCCGTGTTGACCCGTTTTTTCATAAAATCCACCTCCATACACAAGAGTACCCTGTGCCGCTGCCCTTGGGACGGCGGCGCTTTTTTCTTTGCGCGGGCGGTGCGGTATCCGGCAGGCGCTTGCTACACCATGGGCAGAATGCGGCACCGTCCGGAATCTCTCGTTTGCATCTGATGCACTGCATAACCTTACTCCTTTCGTCGCCCTATATAGCCAAGAGCGCCGTTTTCAGCGGCAGCGCGCCCGGCTTTGTAATGGATCTTCAAATCGTCAATGGGCGGTTGAGGGTCGTCCGGGCATGGGTCAAGCCCTCTGATCTGGGCAAAGGTGTACTGGTCTATGATGGTGCCGCACACGCTGGCCCTGTTGTTGAGCGGGCAGTGCAGGTTTGCAGCTATCTCCGATATGACAGCAGGCGGGCTGCTGCCATGCTGCCCCTTCAGCACAAAGAGGAGCAGCCGTTTCGTTAGAGGCGGAAGCGCCTGCACAATAGCGCGCAACTCCCTATCTATCTCGTCGTCCTGTTTTTGCTGATCCGGCACCGCATACAAGTCCGGGTGTAACACCTCCATGAACACCGTGATGGGTGACACCCCGCACGCCGTGCACCAGTCCATGATCTCGTCACTGTCCGGGCTGGTGCAACCTTTTTCCCAGCTCTGCACGGTGCGCTCTCCCTTCTCAATGCGCCTTGCGATTTCCACTTGGCTCAAGCCCGCAGACACCCGTGCTTTTGCAAGCGCTTTCCCGATTTGGCTCGCCGTAAAATAACTCATACTGTTCTTTCTCCCCCCTACAAATTTTATTGCGTGAAATAAGCAAAAAATGGCGCAGAAAAAATCCGCGCCATTCGACAAATTTTATCCGTATTTCATTTTCCTCTTTCTCATGGTAAAATTTGGTACATAAGTTGACACAATTACCAAAAATCAGGAGGAAAACAAAATGAAAAACGGTCAAACAAGCAACAAAGACCCGGAAATGACCATCATTGACGGAATGCCCGCCAGCGTGCTTACCGGCACAGCTAAAACCCCGCAACCTTGGGAGGATTGAGCCATGACCAACAAAAAGACCGCCTGTTTCTGCAACCACATCCGCGCCGCGCTTGCCTGTTACGTTGATATGACCCCGGAGCAGCAAGCCCTTGCCGCCATGTATGCCAACCGCAAGATCACCGGCCTGCACACCCTGCGTACCGCAGCGGTAAGCCCCGGCGGGGAGTGCGCCGCCCAGTTGTTGCAAAAAATGCAGCAGCTGGACACTGACAAGTAATGCAACGCGCATATTTTGCGCGAAGTCAGCGTAAAACGCGCGTTTCTCGCTTAAAAGTGCGCGCAAATCGCGCGATTCAGCGCAAATGTCAAATTTTCAGCGCATTTTTGCGCAATTAAAATCGATTGACGGCTACACCAAACTGTTGTAAAATGCAGTTGTAAACAAGTTCACACATCAATATCCCACAGCAGTGGCACCGTACTCCGCCTGACTTTGGCTAAATCCCTCAAACTCCAGCTGTTCAATCAGACCGGAGCGAGAGAAAGACATGGAGTTGATATAATTTTTTGCTTTTATCGCAGCCTGTTCGTCCCAGTCGGCACCACAATGATCTACGGCATAAGTAGCATCTTCCGTGGAATATCCTTCATACTCAAGCTGGTTTTCAAGGCTGCTGTAAGAGAATCCCATACCAGCACTCAGGTAGGTTTGGGCAGACCGCAAAGCGTTTCTCTGCCCCATTGTAAGGCTATCATCGGCAGAAATTGACGATTTTATGGACGTGCTGCTCTTTGTTCCGGGCGTTGAACTTGTCGTGCTGGAAGAAGGGGTCATCATAAGAACGAACACAATCAGCGCAACACTAACAGCGACCGCGCATCCGCATCCGTGACCTTTTTTCTTCTTTTCAGGCTTTTCGTCTGATTCGATAGCCGCTGTCACGGAACCCGAAGCAACAGGTGCTCCACATTCAGGGCAAAATTTCACGTTCTCAATTTCAGCTCCGCATTTTGGACATTTCATAAAACGCACCTCACATATACAAAAATAGGCAGCCAAACAGCTGCCGGAAACCTTAAATTATCAATGATCTAGCCAAAGGGGGAAAATAAAGTGCAAGATTCTAGCACAAAATTGATGAAATCAACACCGGAATGTGTTATACTTGAGAAAATCAAGCTTGCACTTTCCCTTGGTATCGACGTGGACAAACTTTTAAAGGAGGCAATGCAAAATGTCGAATAATACGCTTCTTCTGCTTATCATTGTTATCCTCATTGCAGCGATGCTTGCAATTCTGGTCTACGAGTTTCTTCACTTCAATGATTTTGCGCTTTTTCATCGAAAGCCGGAACCGGAGCCGGAACATAAGCACCTTGACGACCTTTTCCGAGCAGAAGTCATGTATACAGGCGTGACCCTCGGAAGCATCTGCGAACTTTGCCCCAAAACCATTTTTAGGGTAAAGGACGGACGCGGCGGGTATTTCGCTCTCGACACCGAAAAAGTGGATGAAAAAAAGCTGCGCTTTTACAAAACCATTTTTGTTAAAGCACTGGATGCCCCGAATTACGAGCTGGAAATCTCCGATTCTTCGCTTCTTTGAGTAAAGAAGTACGTCAACAGAGCAGAGATGGCAGCGATAACAGCACTTTGAAAAAACTGTTTTCGTGAAATCATCTGCTCTTTTTCTTTTTTCAAAAAGTACGTTCGCCCTTTTGCGGTCAAAGCTAAATAATGGTACGTCTTGTAAGTTCGCGCATCTACCTGCTCGCCGCTTGTTTTGATTTCTGCATAACCATCCGCGATAAGCAGATCCGCAAGAACCGCAGCGTCCTTTTTGAATTCTTCTGAAAAAGTTCCTGTCAGCACTCCTATCGCCTTGGGATCCTTTTGATAAAGTTCAAGAAGATATCGAAGCGCTTTCTCTTCCTGCTTCAGCTTAACCATTCCCATTACCACCCATCATGTTCAAAGCTGCATCAATGGAAATGTCCAGCGAGTTTAGAAAAGCTTCCTGCTGTTTTGCCGGCAACTTGCTCAACTTATCTAATATAGTATAAGCTTTTGCTTTCACATCTGCATCCAGCTCGCTCCCACCGGGAGCGGGCTTTTCTTTTTGCTCTTCGCCGGTCAACTCTTCAACCGGGACGCCTAGCGCATTGGCTACTGGAGCTAGCATTTCATCCGGGAAATCACGTCCGCTTACTAGCATTTGCGAAATATAGCCGCGGCTCTTTCCAACCTCTCGGCATACAAAAGAAACGTTGATCCCTTTTTCAGTAGCGATTTTTTTAGCTCTCTCCACATTTCGCATAGAAAAGACCTCGCTATTTTGTGAAAATAGCCAAATGTTCACTAAATTGCAGATTGGCTATTGCAAAATAGCCACTTGGCTAGTATAATACTAAGCACAGGGCAAACAAAACCAAAGCCCCTGACAATATTATATCGGGCTCACGCTAGATTCTATTCACTTTGTACCTTGCAAATACATAGTAGCATATTTTCTAGCGATTTTCAAGCCCAGAAAGGAGAATTGCTAGTGAATGCTTCAAAAATCGACCAGTTTTGCAAGCTGCATGGTCTGAGCCGTACCGATCTGGAGGCGGCGGCAGGCCTGAGCAACGGCTCGATTGGCAAATGGGAGCGCAGTGTGTACGGCCCCAGCATTTCGCAGCTGCTCAAAGTGGCGCACTATTTCCGGGTGCCGGTCACAGCGCTGATCGTAGACGAGGAGGGCAGAGAATGAACAACGCAAACGATATGCGAGAACTGATTTCGGTCAGCTACGACAACCCGGAGCGGCCGACCGTCAGTGGCCGGGAACTGCACGAGTTCCTTCAGGTCAAGACGGCCTATAAGGACTGGCTTCCCCGCATGGTGGAGTACGGCTTTACCGAGGGTGAGGATTTCAACCCGCTCAAAATTGAGCGGGTTCAGGACGAGGGCGGACGCAAAGTCAGCCGAACACTTGATGACCACCAGCTCACCATCCCGATGGCAAAGGAGCTGTGCATGATCCAGCGCAATGAGCGTGGAAAGCAGGCCAGACAGTACTTTCTTGCCGTTGAAGCCCAGTGGAACAGCCCGGAAGCCGTGATGCGGCGGGCGGTGCTCATCGCGGACAAGAAGGTCAAGCAACTTCAGACAGCCAACCGCCAGCTTCTGGCAGAGAACAACGACCTGAAGCCGGATGCCGAGTATGCCAGGGCGGTGTGCATTGGAAGCAACTGCCGTACAGCTACCGAAATTGCAAAGGATTACGGCCTGAGCAGTGCTCAAAAGCTGAACGACATCCTGCACGGCCTGAGAATTCAGTACAAAACCAGCGGTGGGCAGTGGGTGCTATACGCAAAGTATTGCGGGAAAGGCTACACGGAAAACCGCAAGTCTGAACCATTCCAACACAAGAGCACCGGCGAGTGGGACACCAAGAACACTACCGTCTGGACGGAAGCGGGACAGCGCTTTATCTATGAACAGCTCAAGTCAATCGGGCTTTTGCCGAAGCTGGACGAGCACGTCAAGAATCCGCTTCCGATTCCAAAGCCGAGAAAGGAAGAAGAAAGTGCCTGATTTTGAAACATTTCTGCTTGCGCTTGCATCGATCGTTGTCATCATTGTTGCCTTTGGCTTTTCGTGGGCGATTATATCCGGTCTTTGGTGGCTTGTTTGCTACCTTGTTGGATGGCAGTTCACTTTTGGCGTGTCCACTGCAATCTGGATAGCGGCAATGGTCATGAAGTGGGTGGCAAAGCATGGCTAAGCCTGAACCGTGGACTGGTCGATTGATCGGCAGAATGCACAACAACGAAGTCACGCTGGAACAGCTTGCAGAACGTCTGGGATGGACGAAGAGTTATTGTTCCATGATCCTGAACAGCAAGCGCAAGCCGCGCGGCATCCGCGAGAAGATGGAAGCCGCAGTCAGCGAACTGATTAAGGAAAAGGAGGACAAAACGGTATGAACAACGACAAAAAGCCCAGCCGCAAGCACGACTGGACTACAACAAGGATTCTGGCTTTGACGCTTTGCATTCAGGTTGCAACACTTGTTTTGCAGATCGTCAATCTGGTGCGAAAGCTTACATGAAAAGTGAAATTATCGCAGCAGCCATTGAAACAGTTGCCACGAGCAAGGATGCGACTGTAAGCCACCGGTTTACACGATTTTCCTTTGCTTGCTCACGGTCTTTGATTTCCTGTTTTTGCTGGCTTTCTTCAAACTGCTGGCGCAGCTGCTTCAAATCTTCCGCATACCGCCGCTGTACCTCATACAGTGTAGGTTGCTGCGAGACTTGCGGACTGGAATAATTCACTTTGCTGGCGTTCAGAATGCGCTCTAATTCATCTGTACGCTGGTTCATGGATCCCCGCTGATTCATTTTTTTCACCACCTCCCGCTCAAGTATAGCACAGGAGGGGCAGAGAACAAGGAGGACAAAAAAATATGACAGACATCATCTTATCCACCCAGAACGGCGAGCCGGTAGCATCCAGCCGCCAGATCGCCGATAGTTTCGGCAAGGAACACCGCAACGTCATGCGGGACATTGAAAACCTCATGACGGCGGGTGTGCTCAAAAATGAGCAGACCCCCATGTTCTACAAAACCGAGTACACCCACGAGCAGAACGGTCAGACCTACCCCATGTACCTGATGAACCGTGACGGCTTTACCCTGCTGGCTATGGGCTTTACCGGCAAGGCAGCGCTGGAATGGAAGCTGCGGTACATCCAGGCGTTCAACGCGATGGAGAAGCAGCTGGCACAGCGACCGCAGCTTTCCCGGGCTGAACTGATGGCGCAGGCTCTGATTGCCGCCCACGATGAACTGGAACACAAAGACCGGCAGATTGCGGAACTTACGCCCAAGGGCATCTTTGCGGACGCGGTAAACGCCAGCAAGAAGAGCATCCTTGTGGGCGAACTTGCAAAGCTGCTGTGCCAGAACAGCGTGCAGATCGGGCAAAACCGGCTGTTTGTCTGGATGCGCGAGCACGGATACCTCATCAGAGACCCCAAGCGCAGCGACTACAATATGCCCACGCAGCGCGCCGTGGAGCAGGGTCTGTTTGAGATCAAGGAGACCACCGTGGTGCACTCTGATGGGCACACCAGCATCAACAAGACGCCCAAGGTGACCGGCAAGGGTCAGATCTACTTTGTGAACCTGTTTTTGAAGGGACGTGCCCCGGCGGGCAGGCTGCGCGAGGGAGAACAGCATCAAAGAAAAGAGGTTGAAAAAATATGATGAAGGTCGTACAGGGTACCTTCCGGCAGATTCCGTTTTGGAAGCTGCGTGGACGGTTCCACAGCTGCGGCTACCGCGATCAGGAAGTCGCTAAGTATATCGGCATTGGCCGGGACACCATGAGCGGCAGGATGCATGGGCACAATCCGTGGACAAGCGCAGAGATCACAGCAATGTGTGAACTGCTGGACATCCGACAGGATGAGATCGGGGAACTTTTTTTCCCCTCACTTGAGAAAGGAGAATCCGCATGAAGATCAAATCCACTACTTACTACTGGTTGGCTGTCATTTTGGGCGGCGTTGGAATAGGCACAGCTATGGGCGCAGAGGGCACCGCGCAGACCACCGGATACATCTCCGGCACGCTGTTTTCGGTGTCGCTGGTGCTGATTTTGGCCGCTGTTCTGCTGGCTCGTCTGGGCTTTGCCGCAGAGGACAGGGAGAGAGCCGCAAAGCGGCGCAAGTACGGCAAGATCAACCGCACCCACGCCCGCAACCCGGAGTACCCGGAGAATCAGGAGCGTGGGGCATGATGACGGCCAAAGAGTACGTTGAGGGCAAAGTCAAGTCCTACACGCGGCTTGCCGAACGTTGCAGGCGAGAAGCCGAAGCCTCAGATGACATTGTTGTCCGGGCTGGATACTCCGCACGGGCAAACGTCTGGGAGGTGCGCCGAAGAAATGGACAACGTGCGGGAGATGCTGCAAGAGGAATCCGAGGAGATCACGTATGCCTGACACTGTTCACCATGTCATGTGGTACACCGTGTACGATGCAAAAACTGGCAATCTGCTTGCATCCGGCACATCTGATATGTGCGCCCGGCGGCTCGGCTATAAAAGCGCAAACAGTTTTGCATCATCGGTTTATCATTGCCGCAAGAAAAAGAGAAATCCGCACAAGTATTCCTTTTTTCAAGAAGTCATAAAGCGCGACGAGGTGGACAGTCTGCCGCCGATACGCCGCAAAAAAAGAAGGGCCTGCCCGTGCGCCAGCACGGACAAGCCAAAAGGGTGATGAGTCTCGCCGCCCATCACCACAAAAATACCACAATATGCGGAAAACCGCAAGGAGGTAAAGCGTGAAAACCTTAATTTTTATCGTTCTGTGCGCAAACCTTGGGTACATCGCCCTTGGCTGGCGCCACAACAACAGGAGGTGAGCGTATGTGCACGGTACAGATTTATGATGCAGAGCGCCGGTTCGTGAACGAGATCCCGGTGCGCACCACGCTAGAGGGTGTGCAGTACGCGGACGACCTTGCAAAGGAAACCCCGGCAAGGATTTATGTTGTACTTGACGAGCACCGCAGCAAGGTTTACGCGAGGTGAATGTTTATGCATTGTGATGAAAAAAAACAGATCTGCTTGAACTATGCAAGCAACGTGCCGGAGTGGCAGCTAGGTCTCACGCTGGGAGCACTCGCAGACATTGGTGAGGCGGTTTCCACACTTGGCAAAGTGCAAAAAGCGGTTGCCGGTGACCTTGCGTGGACAAAAAACAATCCTGACTGCGTCTACATGGGAACGCTCCCTACTGACCGTGCACTTGCTTGCAAGAATGCCGCAGAGGCACTCGGCAAGGCAATGTATGCGCTGGAAGTGATCCTTACGCAGTCCAGCCTGTTCCCTACTGCAAAAGACCTTGCTATTGGGGCAGATGCCGCATACAACGTACAGCACCTAACGCTGCAAAGCCGGTGCCGCGCGCACGGATGCCCGGAGGTGGCATACAAACATGGATAAAATGGAAATCTACAACAACACAAGAAAAGCCCCACCGGAAGCCCTACGAAAAATCGCTGCCGGCCGCCTGAAGGGCAAAAGCGATATCAACCCTATGTGGCGTATCAAGAAGCTGACAGAGCTGTTCGGTGCTGCCGGGGTGGGATGGAAGTTCGATCCGCCGGTTTTTGAGGAGAAGCAAGGCGCAAACGGTGAGGTCGTAGTGCATTGCTTCACCTGCCTTTACATCAGGCAGGACGAGGAAAAGCCATGGAGCGCACCGATTCCCGGTGTTGGTGGCTCTCTGCTGATCGCAAGGGAGCAGGGCGGTTTGCGCACAGACGATGACGCCTACAAAAAAGCCTACACAGACGCCCAGAGCGTGTCGTGCAAGGCACTTGGCGTGGGCGCAGATGTTTACTGGGAGGCAGACCCGACAAAGTACAGTGCGCGGTCAGAGAGCGTACCTGCAGCACCAAAGCGTGACCCAGAAGTACAGGCAGCGCTGGACAACACGCCGATGATCTTAATGTGTGCTTGTTGTGGCAAGCCGATACAAGATGCCATGTATAAAGGCAAGCGCGTCTCCAACACGCATATTGCAAAAACCACAAAAGAAAAGTATGGACGTTTGTTGTGTTGGGATTGTGCCCAGAAGCAACCAAAAGAAGAGAAAGGATTAGAACATGCTTAACGTAGTAGCAATCATGGGTCGCCTTGTGGCAAACCCGGAACTCCGCACCACCCAGAAGGGCACCAACGTGTGCACCTTCCGCATTGCCTGCGAGCGCAGCTATACCCCGAAGGGCCAGCAGCGTCAGGCTGATTTTGTGGATATCGTGGCATGGGGCAAGACCGCCGAATTTGTCTGCAAGTTCTTCCAGAAGGGTAGCATGATCGCCATTGACGGCAGCATTCAGACCCGGCATTACCAGAGCAAGGACGGCAGCAACCGCACGGCGGTTGAAGTTGTGGCAAACAATATCAGCTTTGCATACGCAAAGGCAGCAGACAAGCCAGCTGCGCGCGATTTTGACCAGCAGACGCAAAACTACACCCGCGAAGCAAAAACCGCACAGAGCGCCCCGCAGCCCGCCTACACGCAGGGCAGCATGGACGATTTTGCCGTGATCTCGGACACCGACGACCTGCCGTTCTGAAGGAGATGATGAAAACAATGAGCGTAAAAGGATATAAAGTTTTTAATTCTGACTGGACGTGTCGCGGCAAACAGTATTCTTGCCCGGGAATCTTTGAAGAATTTGTAAGTCCGTATGTCTGCAATGTGGGTATGCACTTCTGCAAGAATGCTGCCGACTGTTTCCGTTACTATGATTTTGACCCGAACAACCACGTTGCTGAAGTGATCGCCCACGGCACGGTTGTAGAGGGCGAGAATAAGTGTGCAACGAACAAGCTGGAAATCGTGCGGGAAATCCCTTGGGCTGAAGTCCTTGAGGTTGTGAACACGGGAAAGGCTTGCACTGGACGTTGCAACAGCGGCAACTGGAACAGCGGCGACAGGAACAGCGGCAACTGGAACAGCGGCAACTGGAACAGCGGCGACTGCAACAGCGGCAACAGGAACAGCGGCAACAGGAACAGCGGCGACTGCAACAGCGGCGACTGCAACAGCGGCAACAGGAACAGCGGCGACTGGAACGCTACATCCTTTTCCAATGGCTGTTTCAATACGGTATCGCCCAAAATCTATATGTTCAACAAGCCTACCGACTGGACGCTTGAGCAGTGGTTTAACTGCCGTGCCCGGCGTTTGCTGAACGAGATTGACGATTGCCCGCTTGAGTACGTCTATCTGTCTGATATGACCGACGAAGAAAAGGCAGCGCCCCCTGAAGCTGAAACAACTGGCGGTTATCTGAAGGAACGCACCACAGCGGACAACGCCCGGAAGTGGTGGGCAGGGCTTAGTGCCGATGATCGCAACATCATTTTCAGCTTACCGAACTTCGATGCGGCGATCTTCAAGGAAATCACGGGGATTGACGTAAGCAAAGACTGACACATCTCAAGAGCTGCGCTATCTGGCTATACGGGCGTGCGGAAGGAGGTGAATACATACGGCTACAGGGAAAAGATACTACTGGTTAAAGCTCAAAGACAGCTTCATGCGGTCTGACGCTGTAGATTTTCTCATGGGTCAGAAAAACGGCGCAGCCTATGTGGTTCTGTACCAGATGCTCTGCCTTATGACCATCAACACCAACGGCAGGCTTTCACGGCAGATCGGTGAAGTGATCATTCCGTATGACGTGGACAAGATTCAGCGTGATACCAAGTGGTTTTCTACCGATACGGTGCGCGTTGCGCTAGGTCTTTACGCGAAACTTGGACTGATTTATCAGGAGCAAGACGGCACACTTTTACTTGCAAACCACTCGGAAATGGTCGGAAGTGAGACAGATTATGCAGCGCAAAAAAAGTTGCAAAGAACGAACCAGCGCCAAATTTATGCAGAACACTGTGGACAATGTCCACAGGATGTCCACACAGACGTCCACAAAAATGTCCATACAGATATTAGAGATAAGATATTAGATATAGATAAGTCGTCGTCATCTAAAGATGACTCCTCCTATACAGGGACGAGGACGACGAAATCTCTAGTGGATTTTTTTCGAGAGAACATCGGCAAGCTGAGCAAGACCGGCGAAAAAGAACTGACCGACTACATAGAGCGCATGGGCGCGGATCTTGTGTACGCGGTCATGAACAAGTGTGTGGATCTGGGCGGCGGCAGCTGGGCGTATGTCCGCAAGGCGCTGGAAGAAGCCGAGAGGCTGGGTTGCAAGACTGCCGCGGAGTATAACCAGCTTTGCCCCATCGGTGGCAGCCGGGCAAAAGGCACCCGCGTGGACAGAGCAGAGCCGTCCGGCAACAATATTTTGAGTCCGGAGCGCATGGCGCACAGCCGGGAACGACTGCGGAAGTGTAAGAAAGAAGCAGATGATCCTTGACAAATCCATGCTGCAAAGACTGCCCTGCCCGGTATCCGGCGTGTCACGACAGCTGCCCACAATTTGCAGCTTGGCGCAAAGAACACGCCAAAGAGACGGACTATAACCGGCAAATGACCGTGTCCGGCAGGGTCTACCGCTACGACTACGAGGGCAAGCACCGGGAACGCGGCAAGAAAAAGTACTTAGGCAAAAACGGAGGAGACAAATGAAAGTTTTAGTTGCCTGTGAGGAATCGCAAAAGCAATGGCCGAACAGTGGGGGGTAAAAAAAGAAAATGGTACAGACGAAGAAGTACAAGCCCGGACAGTATATCGTTTCGCTCGATCATTTGATGGAGCAGGAACGAATCTTCTTTATGGGGAAACTTGTAAACAGGAGTTGGTTTGTAAATTGGCAGTTGTGGTATGCGAATCTGGAGCTTAGCAAGCTGGACATTCGTGAAGCTGTCAAAATGGAGGAAAAACATGAAGCCAAAAACTAAATCGGAGCTAATGGCAGAATGGGCAAATCAGCCGGACCAGCTCAAAAAAGAACGGGAGGCCAAGGCCGTCCGCAAGGCGATGGACGATGCCCGCGCCGTGATTCAGGATGGCCTGACCCGGTATGTCAAGAAAAAGACCAAAGCCCGCAGCATGGCAAAGGCTGAATCTGACCCCTTTGCTGAGCTGGAAGGCTGGGAAAGCATGGAGCAGATCCAAGATGCCTACGGCTATGGCGAGATCACCGCCGACAGGCGGGACAAGCTCACCGACTTGTGGGAAGCCCGGGAAGCTGCCAAAAACAGCCGCAAGGGCTCGGACAAGTACACCGACCTTGTGACGGAGATGCTGGAGACAGCCATCCGCCGGGTGGGCAATGAGTACGCCGACATGCTGTTTGAGTATGACCGGCAGCGCCGGGAAGCTGAAAAGCAGTGCGAGCAACTGGCAATGGAGGGGATGATAAAAAAATGAGCGATAAACGTATGATCTATGCGGAGGACGTTATTCAGAGAATCCGCGACCTTGCCCCGGAAATCTTGGGCGGATGGTATAACCCGGACATGGAAAACGAGTTGGAGCAGCTTGTTTGTGTTGTGGAAAACACCCAGACGGCAGCAGCCCAGGACGCCCAGAGCTGGTGCTACATGGAGGATTACGAATGAAAATTATCCTCTACGGCGACCCACGCACAAAGAAAAACAGTGCGCGCATCCTGCAAGGGCGCGGAGGACGGCACTTTGTAGCCCCAAGCGCGGCGTTTGAGGAATACCAGACCTCTTGCCTGTGGCAGATACGCGCCCCGCCTGAGCCCATCTCTGCCCGCGTGAACGTGCGGTGCGTGTACTACATGGCTACCCGGCGCAAGGTTGACCTTGCAAACCTGATTGAGGCCACCTGCGACATACTGGTAAAGGCCGGGGTGCTGGAGGACGACAACAGCCGCATTGTGGCAGCCCACGACGGAAGCCGGGTGGATTACGACAAGAAAAAACCCAGAGCAGAGATCTGGATTGATGAAATGGAGGATAAGACATGATCGGAGAAATTTGGATTCAAGCAAACATGACCGAAGATGGAACTGTTCATCTTCTGACTGCGCCGGGTATCGCCGATAAAATCAAGAACGTTGTCGTTTACGAAATCTGTAGTCCCGCCGTAAAATGCACGTTTGAGGAGGAAAGCGATGACACGCACATGGACACCTGAAAGCGAACAGCCAAAGCCGCGCACCGGCGTGGACTACCACGAGGTAAAGGCGTGGTTCCAGCAGCTACGTGACATTGACGCAGAGATTGTGAGCGTACAGACTGCGATAAAGCGTTTGAAAGATGATGCAACTGGATGCACGGCAAATCTAAGCGGTATGCCCGGCGGCTCTGGTTACGGGGACAAAGTTGGAAGCTACGCAGAAAAGAAAGACGTAGAAGAACGTAGGCTTAAAACACTGGAACTGCAAAAAAAGTCTTTGCAGGCTGAAGCAATTCACAGAATCAGCTATATCTCAAAAGCAAAAAGCAGCAAAATGATGCAAGATTGCCTTTACGGATATTACATCGAAGGACAAAAGCAAGCCAAAATTGCAAAATCGCTGCTTTTGCCAGAAGAAAACAGAGTATCTCTGTACGTCAGAGAAGGTGCAAAATTTCTGGCACGCATTTGGGACAAATTTGATACGTGCTGATATTACACCTTGCTAATACTATGTAAGTATGCCACATACATTGCGATTGAAAGACGTATATGGTATGCTTCCTATAAGCGGAACCGCGCATAGCGGAGCGCCGCTTGCCACGCAGCCTCCGAAACGAATCCCCCAAAAATGCTTTCCTCCCAAGGCTTGACAGGCATTTTTCTTCCTCTCGTTTCGCGGGCTGCTTCTATGCCGTTATAGCTCAATTGGCAGAGCGCCGCCCATTTAAAGCGGGACAACACTGATGATACACAGAAAAAGTTCCACTCGCCTATCAAGCGGGAGAAGAACGCTTCCGTGGTACCGGTTCAAATCCGGTTGACGGCTCCACAACGCTGCTCTCCCGAAGCAGCGACCACCTGACGCATGGGCTGGCATCCCGCTTGTGGCTGCGTGTAGAGTGGCAGTGTATCCTTACCTGTCCTCACAACCTCCGCACGCACCGGAGGCCACATAATCCGTACACCGGTTTCCATAATTCCCCCGGCAGGATGTGCGTCAACAAAACCAGCATGGAAACGTGCTGGTTTTTCTTTTGTTATATGCCGCCTGAGCGCAGTTTGGAGCGCGGCGCGTGTGTGTAGACACGGCTGGTTCGATTCCAAGGGCGGCTTTTTATATTCCCGTAGCTCAATTGGTAGAGCGCTGGTCTCCAAAACCAGAGGCTGCAGGCTCGGTCCCTGCCGGGAGTGCTTGCGTGCCCTAGAGCGGGCCGCGCAATAGCGGGGCATCTGGCCGCGAAAGTTCCAGATGCAGCGGCACCCGATCGTTTTACGCCTATCCATCAAACTGAATGTACGGGTGCTGCTTATATGCCGTCATAGCTCAACTGGAAGAGCGCCGCCCATTTAAGGCGGGACAACGTTGGTGACACCACGGGAACATCACTGCACAGCCAACCACTGAGCACATCCGTTCCGTGGGTGCTGGTTCAAATCCAGCTGGCGGCTAGCGTGATTTTAGAGTGTCCACTGTGGACACTCTTGGAGAGGAGGCATACAAATGTTTGAGCGCTTGAAAGAACTGATTTGCGACATGGCAAAGTTTTTGACACGTCTCGGCGCTGGCCTTATCCTCTCGGCCTTACCGATCAGCAACAAAGAAAGCCACTTTGTGCGATATACGCGGCGTTTCGGTTTCCGTGCAGACCACACAAAACGCGAGCCTCGGGCAGAGATCGGAGGCCGTGGCTGTATCCAAGGAGCACGGCCTGCTATCCGTGCGGATTAACCGCTGCTGATACAATACGATTAAAAACCAGCTTTTTGTATGATGAGCTCCATGCAGCAAAGCTGGTTTTTCTTATGCCGCTTTAGCTCAGTCTGGCAGAGCACCGGACTTTTAATCCGGGGGTAGCGGGTTCGATTCCTGTAAGCGGCACATTCGATATTTTGACCGTTCGGGTTTCCGGGCGGTTTTTCTTTTGTATGAGTTTAGAGAGGTGGTGGCAATGACCTACAAGAAAAAGAATCCGGTAGGCGCACCGCCGAAATATAAAAATTCAGCAGAAATGCAGGAAAAGATAGACGCTTACTTTGCTGACTGCGAAGGAGAGCTCTTAAAGGACGCGAATGGAGCACCGGTTCTGGATAAGTACGGAAATGAAATATATCTGCATCAGCGTCCGCCCACTGTCACAGGATTAGCGTTGGCTTTGGGGTTTGCGTCACGAAAATCGTTGCTGGAATATCAAGGAAAGCAGGAATTTGTAAACACGATTACGCGCGCAAAAGCCCGGTGCGAAAAATACTCCGAAGAGAGGCTGTTCGACCGGGACGGAACGAACGGAGCGCAATTCAGTCTGAAGTTTAACTTTGGCTGGGACAGCAAAGAGGAAAAAACAGAAGAGATCGAAAGCGCAAGCCCGGCAGTTTCCGAAAACCGCCTGTTCGAACTTTTGGCACCGCAATTCCTGCCGACATGGCAGAAGATCATGCGAGGCGATGCAGACGAAGCGCTGGAAAAGGGCGGACGTGGATCCACAAAATCCAGCTTCTGCAGCATCGGCGTTATCAAACTTCTGCAATTGCACCCGGATTGCAACGCGGTATGCATCCGAAAGGTGGGCAATACCCTGCGAACGTCCGTGTATGCACAGATGCAGTGGGCAGTTGACCAGCTGGAACCCGGAATGTGGAAATGTACGGTCTCTCCAATGGAGATGACAAACAAAAATACCGGTCAGAAGATCCTCTTTTTTGGTCTGGATGACCCCGGCAAGCTTAAATCTATCAAACTGCCGCGCGGATACATCGGCATTCTATGGTTTGAAGAGCTAGACCAGTATGACGGAGAGGAACAAATCCGCAACGTGGAACAGTCCTGTCTGCGTGGAGGAGATTTCTCTTTCACGTTCAAGAGCTTCAACCCGCCTGCATCTCCACGCAACTGGGCAAACCGGTACGCGATGGAAGTGCGCGACCGCAAGATCATCCAGCACTCTGACTACACGATGGTGCCGCAGGAGTGGCTGGGCAGGCGTTTTCTTGATGACGCAGAAGATCTGAAGAAACGCAACCTGATCGCCTACAAGCACGAGTACCTGGGCGAGGTGACCGGCTGCGGCAAGGAAGTCTTTACCAACATCCGGGCAGAAAAGATAGACCCCGCCAAGTTTGAGCGCAAGTATCACGGCATTGACTGGGGCTGGTATCCTGACCCATTTGCCTACAACTGCATGAGTTACGACGCAGCCCGCAAGACCTTATATATCTATGACGAGATCACCGCGCGGCGCACACGCAACGAGGATACGTTCAAGATGCTGCAAGAACGGCACGTTATGGAGCACCCGGATAGCGAGCGCCTGACCGCGGACAGCGCGGAAAACAAAAGCTGCACCGACTTTACCGCATGGGGCATCAAGTGCTTGCCCGCTATAAAAGGCCCCAACAGCGTGGGGCAAGGCGTGAAGTGGCTGCAAAGCCTGACAGCCATTGTGATAGACCCGGTGCGATGCCCGGACACTCTGAAAGAGTTTACCGAGTACGAGTATGACGCGGACAAGAACGGCGAGCCGCTGCCCGGATACCCAGACCACGATAACCACCACATAGACGCAACACGATACGCCATGGAGCTTGTGTGGCACAAGCCCGGAAAATAAGGAGCAAAGCAAGTGAGAACATACCAAGACCTTGAAGCGGTACAGAACGACCCCACGGCCAAAACCGCTTTTGTGCAAAGCTTTATTGCCGAGCACGTTACAAGCGCCCCGGTGCGTACCGCTGAAAAGGCTGACAAGTACGACAGGCAGCTCAACACCGGCGTGGATGACTTTCTGGATGCACTTGCCGATATCGACTACAAGCTCAACAGCATCACCAAGAGAGCCCGCCCGGAGACCGTGAAAAGCAACTCCTTCCACCGGCTCAACGTTCAGCGCGTGGCATATAGCCTTGCAAATGGCATTACCCTGCCGGACGCGGACAAGGTAAAGGCGAAGCTGGGCGAAAACTTTGACGAGCAGCTTTACCGGCTGGGCTATCTTGCCTGCATCCACGGGGAAAGCTTTGGCTTTTGGAACAACGACCATCTGGACGTGTTCAAGTTGACCGAGTTTGCGCCCCTGTACGGCGAGCAGGACGGCACCATGCGAGCCGGTATCCGGTTTTGGCGTTTGCAGCCAGACAAGCCCATGCACGCTGTACTGTATGAGGCGAGCGGCTACACCCGCTACACCGAGGACAGCAAGGGCGAGCGCCTGTTGCATCAGGACGGCGAGCAGCAGCCCTACAAGACCACAACGACCACCACCCCCGCCGGTGACGAGATCGTAGAGGGCGAGGGCTATGGCACACTGCCCATCGTGCCGCTCTGGGGCAGCAGCGCCAAACAAAGCACACTGGTCAATCTCAAGGGTTATATCGACAACATTGACCTGATCGTCAACGGCTTTTGCGATGATCTGCGCGAATGTGCGCAGGTCTATTGGCTTATCTCCAACTACGGCGGCATGAACGATTCTGACTTGCGCCGGTTCATGCAGCGGCTGCGCTTCAACCACGCCGCCAACGTGGACAACGCCGGCACAAACGGCGGCAGCGTACAGCCCTACACGCAGGAGATCCCCACACAGGCGCGGGAGACCCTGTTGCAGCGGCTGCACAGTTCCATGTATGAGGATTTCGGCGGTCTGGACGTGCATTGCGTGAGCGCAGACAGCACCAACGACCATCTGGAAGCCGCCTATCAGCCGCTGGACGAGAACGCCCGGGACTTTGAGCAGCAAATCACCAAGTTTGTGCGTCAGGTGCTCAAGATCGCCGGTCTGCCGGACGCAAAGCCGCAGTACACCCATGTGCGAATCTCCAACACCAAGGAGCAGGTAGACATGGCGCTTGCGGAAGCGGCTATCATCGGCAACGAGATGGCAATTGAGCTGCTGCCAAACCTTACACAGGAGCAGAAGGAGCAGGCAAAGGCCGCGCTGATGGCAGAGAGCATGGAGCGGGAAGAAACGAATGAAAACGAGGACACCGGCGGTGGTGAAGAATGACAAGCGAACTTGACCGCATCTCTACCCGGCAACTGAACAGCCTGCGCCGCCGCATTTTGCGGGTCTATGGAACCGCCCGCCGGGAAATGACCGAGCAACTGACCGAGTTTCTCGCAAAATACAAGCAGTTGGACGAACACAAGCGGCAGCAGCTGGAAGCTGGCGAGATCACCGAGAGCGACTACCGTACATGGCTGCGCAATCAGGTGTTTCAGTCCGAGATGATGCACCAGAAGCTGGACAACATCACCCAGACGTGCACCACAGCCCAGCAAACAGCATACAAGCTGGCGCGAGATGAACAGTACGATATCTTTGCCCTTGGCGCAAATTATGCGTTCTACGAGCTGGAACAGGCCGCAGGCGTGGCGTTCAACCTGACCTTGTACAACACCGAAGCGGTCAAGCGCCTGCTGCTGGAAAACCCCAAGCTTGTGCCCAACAAGCGCATCAAGAGCGAGAGCAATAAAACCTATGACGCGCGGGTGTTCAACCGGTACGTCATGCAGGGCATCATTCAGGGCAAAAGCGTCCATGACATTGCGGTGCAGGCTGTGCAGGGCATGGCAGACACGGAAGTGCACTGGGCGATGAACAACGCTATCACAGCCCTTACAGGCGCCCAAAACGCCGGAACGATGCAGCAGCTCCGCAATGCTCAGGCGCTTGGCATTGAGGTGCAAAAGCGGTGGAACAGCACTCTGGACTACCGCACCCGCGAGACGCACCGCCTGCTGGATCAGGAGACCGCAGACCTTAACGAGCCGTTTAAGGTGCAGGGCTATGAGATCATGTACCCGGGAGACCCCAACGCCGCCCCGGAAATGGTCTATCACTGCCGCTGCAAAGTGACCGGGGCGCTTGTAAAGTACCCACGGCAGAACTCACAGCGGCGGGACAACACTACAAAAGAGGTCACATCTGACCTGACCTATACCGAGTGGTACAAGGCAAAGGGTGGCACGGAAGCCGAACAGATGTGGTGGGCAAAAGAGCGAAAACGCAGAAAGGAGAGTTCCAAAAATGAGTAAACGAGGCTCTGGAAGTTCTACAAGGGCGAGCAGTGAGAAGACTACGCTTGATGAATTTCTCGCAAAACGTGGCTTAAGTTCGCCCATCAGCGATTACATGGACGATAAGATGCGTATTCCTCACGGCTTGACACGCCGCCAAACGGAAAAAATGCAAAGGGAAGCCCACGAGGCCGCTGCACAGTATTCCGCAAGGCGAGAGTCTGCTATTGCAGAATACAAAGCGGGCGTTGCGTCTGGCACAATCAGAGAAAAGAGCCGTGTTGAAGTTTTGATGGGCAAAGCGAAAGGGCATCCTGACAATCCTTCAACACAGGCAGCACGCCGTGCGCTGGAAAAACGTGGTTACAACTGGAAAACAGGAAAAAAACTCAAGAAAAAGTAAGGCTAGGAGGGATGAACCGTGATTCTGCCAATGGAAAACACCGAGAGGATGATATTTCCCGGTGTGGGTAAGTACGGCATCCCTGCTATCAATCCAGAAACGGATATCCGCATTGACAAGCTGGAATGGATCCCGGTCAATTATGCGCTGACCGCCAAAGACAAGGCCACAAAAGGCGTGCATTTTTACAAGGACGATTACCAGTTTGAACGGTTCTGGAACAACCCAGACAAATACATTCCCCTTTTGCAGCAGTTCGGCGCGGTGTGCTCGCCGGACTTTTCTCTTTACAGCGATATGCCGCTTGCAGTGCAACTTTTCATGCACTACAAAAAGCACTGGTTGGCTGCTTACTGGCAAATGCACGGGATCCATGTGATTCCTACGCTGTGTTGGTGCGGCGAGCAAAGTTATGATTGGTGCTTTGACGGAGAACCGGCAAACAGCATTGTGAGCATTTCGAGCCACGGCACACAGTCTGACCCATACGAAGCAGAATGCTTTGCCAAGCACTGCCGCGTGGCGCTGGACAGGCTCAAACCGACAAGTGTTTTGTGGTACGGCAAGTGCCCGGCAGAATTTGACTGGAACGTTACCAAAATCAAACCATTTCAATACGAAAGGAGGCACTACCGTGAGTAAAAAATGGGTCACCGATTACAGCAAAATTGCGGCAGAAGAGGCAAAGAGAGCCGCCGTTGTTGTGGATAGTTCCAGATACAAGAAAACGCATAACGACGTTGTATCTTTCGTAAAAGAGCAAGCTGGCGTTGACCTCAACAAATATCGAAGTGGCGATGGTTCTTCTCCGTCTCATACCACATATTGGGACAAGAGCGGCCCGAAAGTTGCTTTTGACCTAAAGGGCATGACTTCGAGTGACCGTACAAAGTTGATGCAGTTGTCACAAAAGCCGTTTGGAGTAACGGTTGAACAGGGTGGCGCATGGATTGGCTTTGTTTCGAGGAAAAGGAAGAAAAAGTGAGCCATGAACTTTAACTACGACATCAAATTCACCGACAACACCCCGAAACTCCATGAAGCGCTGGTAGCATGGGTGGAGCGTGTGCTGACCATCTGGGGCATGAAGGTGCAGGACTACGCACAGCTGCTTGTGCCCACCGGAACGGCAGACAGCACCGGCATAGAGGGCTATGTTGGCGGTGCGCTGAAAGCATCCCTTACCTACGTTGTATCTGCGGCGCAAAAGACCGTGACCATCGGTTCAAACCTGTTTTACAGTATCTATGTGGAGTTGGGCACCGGTATTTTTGCAGAGAAGGGCAACGGACGCAAAACGCCGTGGGTCTGGCAAGACTTCAACGGCAGATGGCACTTTACCCGGGGCATGGCTCCCCGACCCTTCCTGCGCCCGGCGGTGGAAGATCATATCAAGGAACTGCAAGAGATTGCAGTAGAGGAAGGAAATAAGGAGGAATAAGTATGGATAACAACGTTTATACCGCTCGATTTGAATGCAGTTGTACAGTTGAAGATTTCAAAAAATTTCAAGAGTTGGTTCAAGAGATAATGAGGAGAAACAGTTTTCAGGGTGTTGACCTATCTCCATATTACCAGCAAGAGATCAAAGAACGGATTCTTTTGGTTGAAATGCAGAAAGCAAGAGAACATCTTCAGGCACTTTGCGATAATGCGTATGGAAAAGGAAATCGCATTATCATGGTATCATCCCAAAAGTCAATTTAATATTCAGCGGTTGGCGCACAGCGTCAGCCGCTTTTTTATGCCGTTTTCGCACAACTGGCAGTGCTCCAGGCTCATAACCGGGTAGTTGCAGGTTCGAACCCTGCAAGCGGCACCACACCGGCAGCACGTCCGGCAAAATAACCTGATTGCCAAGCATGGCAGCCCAAGCAAGGGCAGAAAGGACAAACACACATGGCACTCAAAAGAGCAGATATCCGCAAGATTCTGGAAAACGCCGAAACCTCCAACGATGACAAGGCGAAAGCCATTCTGGACGCCTTGCACGAGGAGACCGACGCCCTCCGGGACGAACTGGATACCGAGAAAAACGCCCGCGTTGCAGCGGAGAAGGAACGGGACGCAGCCAACAGCGGTAAGCAGACCGCAGAGCAGGCGCTGACCGACTACAAGACCCAGCAGACCAAGAAGGACGCCCATGCAGCCAAGGAAGCAAAGTTCCGGGAGCAACTCAAAGCCGCAGGTGTGCTGGAAAAATACTTTGACCGCATTGTGCGCCTGTCCGGCGAGGACATCGACAAGATGGAACTGGACAGCAAGGGCAATGTGAAGAACGCGGACAAGCTGGCTGAAAGCCTGAAAACCGATTGGAGCGACTATGTGGGCAGCACCTCCACCAAGGGCGCACCGGTGGACAACCCGCCCGCAAACACCGGATCCAAAATGACCAAAGACCAAATTTTTGCAATCAAGGATTCTACCGAACGGCAGGCCGCGATTGCAGCGAATGCCGACCTGTTTACAGGCGGCGGGAAGGAATAAGCTATGGCAGCAAAAGAAAATCTGATTACCACCACCGAGATCACCGTCAACCCCCGCGAGATCGACTTCGTGACCCGCTTCCAGCGCAACTGGGATCATCTGCGGGAGATCATGGGCATCATGCGCCCCATCCGTATGCAGCCCGGCACTGTGCTGAAGAGCAAGTACGCACAGGGCACCCTGCAGAGCGGCACCGTGGCAGAGGGCGAGGAGATCCCCTACAGCCAGTACACCGTCAAAGAGAAGGACTACGGCAAGATCACCATCGAAAAGTACGCCAAGGCCGTCTCCCTTGAGGCTATCCAGAATTACGGCTATGAGGTTGCTGTCCAGAAAACCGATGACGAGTTCCTGTACGACCTGACCGCCAAGGTCACCGACAAGTTCTACAAGTACCTGAACACCGGCAGCCTGAAGGGTACGCCCAAGACCTTCCAGATGGCTCTGGCAATGGCAAAGGGCAGCGTGGAGAACAAGTTCAAGAACATGCACCGCACCGTCACCGGCGTTGTGGGCTTTGCAAACGTTCTGGACGTGGCCGAGTATCTGGGCACCGCAAACATCACCATCCAGAACCAGTACGGCTTCCAGTACATCAAGGACTTCATGGGCTACAACACCATCTTCCTGCTGTCCGATGGCGAGATCGCAAAGGGCAAGGTCATTGCCACCCCCGTGGACAACATCGTGATGTACTACGTTGACCCATCTGACAGCGACTACGCCAAGGCTGGTCTGGTGTACACCACTGCGGGCGAGGCCAGCAACCTGATCGGCTTCCACACTCAGGGCAACTACACCACCGCGGTGTCCGAAAGCTTTGCCATCACCGGCGTGACCCTGTTTGCCGAGTATCTGGACGGCATCTCCGTCCAGACCATCACCCCGGGCGAATCGGTCTGACATGCAAGGAGGTGACCCCGCATGACTGTGCCAGAGCTGTGCGTGTACACGCACAATTTTTTTGACCGGTACGATGCACCGTTTACAGGGCGGTTCATCATTGGCGTGGACTATATCCGGGATGCGATCAACTTCAACACGGACGTGCTTGCAGATCCTGAAAACATCCTGTCCAGGCTTGCGCCGCACCAGTTCTACAAAATAGAGGGCTCTATCTTCAATGACGGCGTGCATCAGGCGGGCGATCCTCTGACCCCCGAAACCTTCACCGGCACGGTACAGCCTATGCGGGTACCCAACGTGTTTGTGGAGCTTGCCAAGAAGATCACTGACTACGATGCAGCCACGCCCGGCGGCGGGCGCTATGTTTCCCAGTCCTTCAACGGATGGAGCGGCACCATGGCCACCGGCACGGATGGCTTGCCCGCAGACGGCTGCACCCGCTACCGCCGGGAGATCAACCAATGGAGGAAACTGTAATGCCTGTAAACGATTTCACTAAGTTTACCGTGATGGAGAACTTCACCAAAAAGTTCTGTTTCATGGAGAAGAAGCTGGTCTCTGATGGGCTTTTTGGGTCTACCACCACATGGGTGCCGGGGCTGGAATTCGAGGGCGTAGAACGCCACGACCAGACCATAGAAGCGCAGCAGGCAGAGCAGCAAGGCACGGCATCCACCTACTCCCTCTATGTGGATAAGGGCATCAAGCTGTCCCCCTTCGACCGCATCAAGCGGCTGGACGATGGGCAGACCTACGAAGTGACCACCGCGAGCAGCGACAAGATTTCCCCCGCCGAAAGCCAGATGAATCTTGCCGTTGTGCAGTGCAAAAAGGTGGTGCTTTCCTGATGGGCGCAGAAGAAGCCATTACCACGGCGCTGAACAGCTTTTTTACGCTGTTCGATGTTCCTGTGTACCCTGAGGATTCCGTGCCGCCGGGCGCTTCCCTGCCCTATATCACGGTGAAGCTGGTCATTCCTAAGGGATTTGACGAGAGCAGCACCTTCCATGCGCGGCTGTGGTATCCGGTAGACGGCGGCAAGCTGCCCCTCATCCGCAAAGCCGATGAACTCCGCGCTGCCCTTGGCGATGGGCTTACCATCGAGTGCGAGGGCGGCGCAATTCTTTTATGTGCGGGCAATCCGTGGGCGCAGCCTATGGGCAACCCGCCGGAAAAATACCTGTGCACATACCTTACTTTTGACGTCACATCCTTTGTGGTGTGAGAAAGGATAACGCATGAACAAAATGTATCACGCCATTTCGCCGGATGCTTTCAAAAAGCTTCAGTTTCAGGCTGGCGCACTGCTGAAGAAGTTCGACCCGGCGGGCACTACCCCCATTGCAGCGGAGGATATGATCTGCCTGACTTCCGGCGGCATCACCGTCAGCTGCAAGCCCAACACCATTGATCTGGGCGAGGATCTGGACGAAGTGCCCGAGAACACCTACCAGCTCAAGCACATTACCAGTTGGGATTGTGGTCTGTCTACCACCTGCATGACCGTGAGCGCCGACACCATCAAGCTGGAACTGGGCGCTGCGGACGTGGAAACAAACAAGATCACCGTGCGCGAGGACTACAAGGACACGGACTTCCAAGATATCTGGTGGCACGGAAATCTGATCGGCGGCGGCTATGCTGCGGTCAAGCTGATGAAGGCCGTAAGCGATGGCGGTCTGGAACTGAAAACCACCAAGGACGGCAAGGGCAACATCACGCTGAGCCTGAAGGGACACTACGACATGACCGACACCAGCAAGGTGCCTATGGAGTTCTACGTCAAGGAGGCAGAATAAATGATCCTTACCATCAATCTTGACCCCGTGGAAGCACTGCCCAAGCTGTATGACGCGGTGGACGGCATCACCCGCATGATCATGGACGCAAAGGACAACGTGGACAACCCGGAGACCAAAGCCGCCCGGGAGACCATTGTTGCCAACGCCATGAAGCTGCTGGGTGCAGAGCCTGCCGAAACCGCAGAGGGCAAGAAAAAGCTGACCCCGCGCGAGTTTGCGCTGGCTGCGCTGGACTTTATCAAGCCTCTGATGAAGATTGACCCGCAGCGCACCATGAACGCCCTGCACCAGCTGTACACGCTGGAAAAGGGCGAGAAAGACACCCTGCCTAAGGCGTTCACCGCGCTTACCAAGTCGGTGATGCAGGAGGATATGCAGGATTTTTTGTCCTCGCTGGCCGACTTGAACGGCCTGAGTTTTGGCACTACCTCTGCCGAGCCGACCTCCAGCATCTCCGCGCCTACGGAATAAAGTATTTCGTCTGGTTCGTCATCAGCGAGATGCGCGAACGCCACCGCACAAAGGCATACCAGCTGTACACGGCTGATATGCTTTTTCTTTGTGCTGTATCGCTGGGGCATCAGGTTGAGCAGTCCTTCAGCGAGATCATGGCAGAGTACGACAAGCCGCTATCCCAGCGCCGACACGAAACAACGTTGGAAGAAGCGCAGGCGTGTTGGGAAAAGACGCTTGCAGACAGTAAAAAAGCCGCAGAGCAGAACGGAGGTGGTGGGACCTGAACATTTTTAATTTGATGGCCACTTTGGGGCTTGATACCTCCGAGTATGAGCAGGGCATCGAGCAGGCCAGAAAAGAGACGCAAAGCGCCGCAAACTCGCTGAACCGCAGCGCAAACACCGCCGGGAGCGGCGTTTCTGGCATGGCAAACCAGTTTGCAGCAGCCAGCGCAAAAGCGACTGTCCTTGCAAATATGCTTACTTCGCTTGGGACAAAGGCTGTAGGCCTTGCAAAGGGCTTTGTGGAGATGGGCATTTCATACAATGCCCAGATAGAAAAGTACACCACCGGCTTTACCAATATGTTGGGCAGCGCACAGGCCGCACAGGAAGCCATGCAGGCCATTCAGGAGGACGCAGCCCGCACCCCGTTTGACGTGGCATCCCTGACGCAGGCAAACCAGCTGCTCATCAGTGCGGGCGAAAACGCAGAGTATTCACGCAAGGTCATCAATGCACTGGGCGATGCTGTTTCTGCCACTGGCGGCGGTAACGCCGAACTGTCCCGCATGGCTGCAAACCTGCAGCAGATCGCAAACGTGGGCAAGGCCGCAGCAATCGACATCAAGCAGTTTGCCTATGCGGGCATCAATATCTATCAGATTTTGGCAGACTACACCGGCAAATCGGTGCAGGAAGTCCAGAATATGACCATTAGTTACGACCTTCTTTCGCAGGCGCTTATAGCCGCAAGTGAGGAGGGCGGGCGTTATTACAACGCCATGGACACCCAGAGCCAGACGATGAACGGGCGTATATCCACCCTGAAGGATAACGTCAGCCAGCTGGCTGGACTTTTGACTGGAAATCTAACAAACGCTCTTGGTGGCGTTATTTCCAAACTGAACGAAATGGTTATAGCCGCTCAAGACGCATACAAACTTGACGGATGGAGCGGCCTTATCGGGGAAATAACAGGTCTTACCAGCGTTATAAACAAGGCAAAATCCGCTGCTGTTGGCCTGAAAGCTGTTTTTGATGCTTTGAAAAGTGGAGAAATTGGCATTTTCTATGGTGACTGGGATGCTGTTTATAAAAAGGCATTCATTTCAGACCAAGAAAGCAAAAAAATCCAAAAAGAAAGCAGAAAAAACTGGGACACTAACCATAGTGGCATGGTCTGGGACGAAAATGACGGATGGGTACCCGCTAAAATAAGCGGAACGTCTGGCACTTCCATCGTCACAAGTCCTTCCGGTTCCTCCGGCAAGACTGGCAGAACCTCAACCCCAAAATCCACCTCCAATACCGAAACCGTCATAGCGTCCGTGACGCACACCGCCACCACCACCGCGCAGAATGCGCTGGGCGCGGTGACTACAAGCGTTGAGACCCTGCAGGAGAAGGTAAAGGACGCAGCGGGCAACATCAAAAACCGCGTGACCGAGACCACCACCGAGACCGGCAAAGAGATGGTCAACGGCGTCTCCACCACCTACAAAAAGGTGACTAAGATCGTGGACGGCGTGGTGCAGAAGGAAACCAAGGTCTATGACGATATGTCCAAGACCCTGCTTGGCACCCTGACCACCATTGCAGAAAAGACCTTCAACGGCATCACCACCACTACGCAGCAGGCTGTGGAGACCTACGCGGACGGAAGCCAGCACATCAAAACAACCGCCACCGAGACCGGAGAGCGCATTGTGGACGGCGTGCGGCAGACCTACACCAAGATCATCAGCTACGTTGACGGCGTACAGGATAAGGTGACAGAGACCGCACAGAACATCGACAAGAGCATCAAGGCGACCCAAAAACGCATTGAAGAGAACCAGAGCAAGGCGCAGCAGCAGTTCAACAGCGGGATCTTCAAGCTTGGCAAGAACCTGTACACCGACCTCAAAAATCAGGACTGGGCAGCGCTTGGGCTGGATATCGTCAACATGATGTGGGGCGAGGTGTCGCAGGAGCAGCGCGAAGTCCTGTCTGACTGGGCAAACAAGGCGCTGGAAGCCATCAACGAAGCTTATTCCGGCGGCGGTCTGAGCGAGGCGTTCAACGCTTTTAAGCAGATCATGTCCAACGGAATCAAAGCAGATGCAGATGGCGTTACAACGGACGTTAAGGGCTTGAGCAAGGTATTTCAGGATCTGGGCATCAATGTTTCTGACTCCGGCAGCAAGATCATGGGTGTGCTGAACACCATTGGCTCCGGCATGGGCAGCTTTGCCCTCAACGCAGGCACGGATATTGCAAACCTTGCCGGGAGCATGGGAAGCCTTGGCACGATCGCAGAGGGCGCAGGCGGGCTGATTGCAAAGGTGGGCAGCCTGATCATCTCGAACCCGGAGGTCGCCGCGATCATCGCCATTGTGGCGGGCGTGGTGGCGCTGGGCGTGGCGCTGTGGGCAAAGTTTGGCAAGGGCAAGAGCAGCGGCACTACCAGCACGCAGCACGTGCACTCCTACAAGGATATTCAGGACGCTTACTGGTACGGCAACGAGCGTGCTTTTGCAGGCTACGACTACCGCACCGACCCCTACGTCATGAACCCGGACAACAACGCCATGCTGACCTATCAGGCCAAAATGCAGGCGCAGATGGAGCGGCTCTACGGTGTGGTGGAGAAATATCTGCCGGAAGCCGGAAACAGCGTGATTGCGCTTGACGGCGAGCAGGTAGGCCGCATCATTACCCCCAGCGTAAACAGAAGCCTGGGAGACCTTACGGTGCTGAGCGAACGAGGGAACTGATATGTACGAGATCTACGCATACCCCTTTGGCAACCCGGACGCAAAGCTGCTGCTCTATCGTCCCAACGACCCGCAGGCACTGGTGCTGTCCCCCAAGCTGACCCGCGAGGTCAGCAAGGGCGGCAGCCTTATTTTTACCATGACGCGGGATCATACGCAGTACGATATGCTGCAAAAGCTGAGCACGGTAGTGCAGGTGCGGCGGGACGGCAAAGAGATCTGGCGCGGTCGGGTGCTGAAGCATGAAGCCGATTTTTACAACCGGCGGGTGGTGTACTGCGAGGGCGCGCTGAGCTATTTCAACGATAGCAGTATCACCCCCTTTAACTACAAGGGCACGCTGCGCCAGTTTTTGCAGCACCTGATCGACGCACACAACGATCAAGTCAAAAGCAAGATGAAATGCTTCCAGCTTGGCACCGTGACGGCGGCGCTGGGCAACCTTGTGGTGCAGTTCGGCGATGCCGACCAATACGGCGTTGGCGAGGACTACGGCAAAGTGTGGGACATTCTGGACAAGCTGGTGCTCAAAGTGTTCGGCGGTTACTTCTACTGCGGCTTTGACGCGGCTACCGGATACAACGTGCTGAATTACTGCGACCAAGCCTACGAGGAGAAACGGGAGACCGCCCAAGAAATCGAATACGGGCGCAACCTGCTCAACCTGAACGAGACCACCGATGCAACCGACCTGTACACCCGCATCTACCCTATTGGCAACAAGCACACGGTGGACACCTCCAAGTGGTACTACAAGCTCATGTGGTGGCGCGACCCCTCCAAGGACAAACACGAGGAGCGCTGGGGCATCATGGAAACAGATGCCGCTACTGTTGCGCAGTATCTGCCTGCATCGGGCTACTCCTACAACTTGGAAGAGGGCTGGATCCAAAACGACACTGCGGTGCAGAAGTTTGGCATCATCACCCGCATTGTGGAGTTCGACACCGACAGCGCAAACGACACCTTTGCCGCCGGTGTGCAGGCATTGCAGCAGAACTACGCCATGAAGACCAGTTACGTCATCCGGGCGGTAGACCTTGTAGATGCAGGCTATGATACCGACCGGCTGGATTTTTCCATGTACTCCCATATTATCAGCGCGCCGCACAGCGTGGATGCCATCATGCTCTGCACAAAACTGGTAGAGCCGCTGGAAAAACCAGCGCAGAAGGAGTTCACCTTCGGCATGACCCGCCGCACACTGACCGACCGTCAGGTGGCCAATATGGGCACGACAAATCTGCTGGTGGAAAGCGCTTACACCTCCGAAAAATACCATCAGGATATGCTGAAACGGCTGTTTGCCGCCTCCGAACAGGCAAAAAAGGATTCCGATGAAGCCGCCAAGACCGCCACAAACTTTTTGGAGTACACCCCGCAAAACGGCCTCATTGTCCGGCACGATTCTCTGCCCGGCAAGCAAGTGCAGATCCTGAACGATGGCATCCGGGTCATGGATGGCAGCAGCATGGTCAATATCCAGGCCAACGCCATCTCCATCACGGACGGCATGGGCAGCTGTTCCATCAGCAGCGGTGCCATTATCTTCAACGGCATTCGCAACAGTAAAATTTTTGAATGGCCTTATCAAAAGGATTCTCATGGCAACCCAATAGGAAAATTTACTGCACAAACAACAAAAATCGACCTTTCTTCCTACTCGTCTGTAATGCTGGTCTATGACACGCATAAAGACGGAACATGGTTTGCAAGTGGAGGCAGTGCTGGTAGACTTACCGTTATTCTTCCTGTTAACGGGCAAACATACTCTTATGCTTATCCGTGGAATACCGTGCACTGGAGAACCGTAAAAGTCACCCAAACAGGGATAACCTTTGGCGGCGGAAAAGAACGAACTTCCGACTACAGAAAAAACGTTGTAACCGGTCTAATACATTTGGAAGTCCCTATCTCTGACGGCGTTGCAGAAAACGATGAGGTTTGCAGACCACTGGAACTGTACGGCTTTATGTAAGGAGAACTATGAAACACTTTAAATTCAAGTGCAGGGTCTGCTCTGATGGGCGGCTGTATGAAGGCGGCTGGTGCCACGAAAGTGTTATTCCAAACCCGCTGCCGCCTGATGAGATTCTTCTGGACGATCTGTCCGGTATCACGCAGGGGTTCTACACGGATTATCTCTGGGACGGAGAAAAGCTGATTTATCGTCCGCCTGAACCATCTGCTGAGCCTGCCCCGACAGTCCAGACTTCCGATGACGGAACCGAGGTGACCTACACATGAGAGACTATGCCGCACTGGAAGCGCTCGCCGCCCAAAACCCCCGCCTGAACGATATGCGCATCACAACGCCGACCCAGACGTTCTCCATGCGGTCGGACTTTGGGCTGTGGCTCAAGCGCGGCTCTCCGCAGATTGGCAAACCGGAAACCGATTCTATGCTTGTTGAGGTGCCCGGGGCGGATTTTCTGCTGGATTTGACCCGCGCCGTAGATGGCAGCGTACACCACAAAAAGCGGAAGATCTCAATGGAATTTGTCTGCGACCGGCCTAAAACACAATGGGCATATATCCGGTCTAGGTTGGAAGCGTTGCTGCAGGGTCAGTGGCTGCACTTCTATTTTGTCCGGGACGGCGAGGTCTGGGCTGGGCAGCTGGACGTAGAGATGACCCCCGGCGAGTATAAAGCTGCCGTGAAGATCACCGCGACCTGCGACCCGTGGCCGAAAGATCATTACTTTATTCTGGACGCTTCCAAGCTGGATACAGACAAAATTGCATAAGGAGGATACATGGGTTATCAGAAACAGAATTTCGTTTCAGGTCAGGTGCTGAACAGCGCTCACCTGAACCACATCGAGAACGGCATTGTGGAGGTCGAATCTTCCGTATCCACTTCCATTGTGGACAAAGTCACAAAGGAAGAGCTTAAAAACACGATCGACCCCACCCTCTCCCTCTCCGGCAAGGCTGCGGATGCAAAGGCGACTGGAGATGCGGTTGGTGAGCTAAAGGAAGATATAGATGATTTATCAAATGCGTTAAAAATTGTAGTACCTGTTATCAGAAATGGCTCGCTCGGAAATCCCGGAAACGCGAATGCTGTTGGCATGAAATATTCTATGCCATGGGGGAAAAGCAAACGAGCAGTTGTTACGATGGTATCTTCTCCGAAAGGCTGCACAAAATACCAATGGGTGTACAGAGCATATAGCGAAGGAAACGTTGAGACTCAATCAGAATCAAAAATCATTGATTTAGCCCCTTATTTATTTACAACGGAAAATCATGTTATTATCGAAAACTGGGCAGACAAAGCATTTGGCGTGGGTGTATTATGTTATGATTCTCAAGACGTCCCTATCCCGTTGAGAATAAATAGCGTTGGTTCTGATTGTTTCAAAATTGAGTTAGTCGGTGAAGAACCAACAGCGCTTGTACCATCTGTGCTAAACGGCTCCTTGGGGAATCCAAATAACGAGTTTTATGTCAGTGTTGGTGAAGTTATTCCTATCCCAAAGGATTTTGCGTATATTCAGTTCGATTTTGACGATTACGGTTTGGGGCTGGATTTTATTTTTGACCTCTGTAATTGTCGGCGTTGTATTTCTGTGGATTGCATGGATATTCAAAAGAGGAGCGAACCGGATTTACAGTGAGAATTCGGAGCTGAATTTCAGAATTAATTATCTGGAAAAGAGGAGCTGGAGTATCTGCTTTCTTGTGGCAAATATTTGTAATGCGATTGCATGGCTCTATCTTGCATATAGAATGACAAAAGAAGAATGGATTTATAATCTGGATATTATTATATATGCCACAGTGATATGTGTACCTGTAATAATTGCTATAGCAACTGTTATATGGATTAAGAAACAAAAAAATGTACTACAATGTAAAGACGAAACGCCAATGTATATGGATGATGATTACTATTGGAGAAATGGCTGGTATGATAATCCGGGTGATCCAAGATTATTTGTGCAGGACAGATTCAACAGTATGAATTATACAACAAACGTTGGGAAGCCGGCAGGAAGGTATATGTTCGGTGGCATTTGTATTGTAGTTGTAGTACTTTTGTTCTGGATGTGTATTGTCTTTTTAAGAATGGATTTTACACCGATTCGTCTTGTGGCAGACGGAGCGGAAGTCAGAATTACTTC